TTGGACTTTCCTCTTTTAGACTTCCTTGTTTTCTTTCTTCTTTTACCTCCCTCTGCTGTCTTCTCCTCTGTTGTTGTTGTTGTTGTTGGATTTTGGGTCCATCCAGTCCATCCTCGTTCTTCATCAGCCATTCTATATAATTATTATAGATTATAAAAATATATAGATTAAATTATTAAATATGATTTAAACAGATATCACTTATTTATTTAAATGGGTGTTCCAAGTTATTTTTCCTACTTGATAAGAAATCATAAAGATATGTTAATAAAATTATTTGACTTTAAAAAAAAGATAAATAATTTATATTTTGATAGTAATTCCATAGTATATGATGTATTACGTATGTTATCAAAGGACTATGAAAAATATAAAAATGATGAAAAATTCGAAGAAGATTTAATAATGGGTGTTTGTAACCAATTAGATGCGTACATTGACGAAATAAAACCTAATAATCAAGTTTATATAGCTTTTGATGGAGTAGCACCAGTTGCTAAATTAGAACAACAACGAACTAGAAGATATAAATCTATGATTGAGAAAAAGATTAACAATCAATTATTTGGAGAGAAAAATGAATGGAATAAAACGGCAATTACTCCTGGAACAAATTTTATGGATAAATTAAATAACGGAGTATATAATTATTACAAAGGCAAAGAAAAGAGTTATAATATTAAAGAATTTATTTTTTCAGGTAGCGATGAACCCGGTGAAGGAGAACACAAACTTTTTCAACATATTAGAGATAATGAAAAACAACATAATAAACAAGTAACTGTAATATATGGCTTAGACGCGGATTTGATTATGTTGTGTTTGAATCATTTACGGATCTCAAAACAAATATATTTATACAGAGAAACACCAGAATTTGTAAAGTCTATTAATAGAGATATTAATCCAAATGAAAGTTATTTGTTAGATATACCCTTACTATCTCAAGAAATAATAATGGAGATGAATAATGGTAAAAAACCTAGTTCTAAACAAGAAACGAATAAATTATACGATTATATATTTTTATGTTTTTTTATGGGAAATGATTTTTTGCCACACTTTCCATCAATGAACATTAGAACGAATGGTATTCAAATAATGTTAGAAGCATATAAATATATTAACAAAGATGAGAAAAGAAATTTAACAGATGGTAAGAAAATTTACTGGAAAAATGTGAGAAAGTTAATAAAATTTCTTGGAGAAAATGAACATAGTAATTTATTAAATGAATATAAAATAAGAGCAAAGTGGGAGAAACGTTCATTTCCAAGTAAAACCGAAGATGATAAAAAGAACAGATACTTATGTATTCCTATAAAAAATCGTGATTTAGAAAAATACATTGACCCATATAAATCATTTTGGGAGAAAAGATATTATGAAATGTTATTTAATAACACTGATAGTAATTATTTCAAGAAGCAAGTGAGTTTAAATTATATGGAAGGATTAGAATGGGTAATGAATTATTATACGTCAGGTTGTCTTGATTGGAGATGGACATATAAATATAATTATCCACCATTGCTTATTGATTTATTTAGATATGTTCCAAGTTTTGATAGTAAAATGATAAAAGAAAATAATAATAAACCAGTAACCCGAATTGTTCAATTATCTTATGTATTACCACCAGAAAGTCATCAATTAATTCCTGATATAGGAAGTAAGCTTCAAAAAGAATTTCCTCAATTTTATGAAGACAGCCCGGGTATGATTTGGGCATATTGTAAATATATTTGGGAATCGCATCTTATGTTACCTCATATAGAACTAGAAGAATTAGAAGATTTTGTTAAAAATAATGAGTAAACTAGAATATAAAGTAATCTAATTTAAATTATATATATATGCCTGGAAATACATATAATTTAACAAAAAGAACAGAATTAGCCGAATTAGTCTCAGAAAAGAAACCTGTAATTATTAAATTTACAGCAACTTGGTGTGGTCCTTGTAAAAGAATTGCCCCAACATTTAATAGATTGGTAGAAAAAGTAAAACATTTAGTAGATATTGTAATTGTTGACGCGGACGAAGGGTGTGATATTTGCAGTTCTCTGAAAGTAAGGGGTTATCCTTCATTTTTAAGTTATATAAATGGAGAAATGGCGGAAAGTATGATAGGCGCCGATGACGATGAATTATTAGCATTTTTTAAAGCAACAATATCAAGATTAATATAATTTTAAAGTTTTTCTTTTATTTTTTCTTCTTTTTTTTCTAGTATGTTTTTTACCACCACCGATATATATTTTATCATTCATACTATTTCTGGAGTATCCACTTTTAATAGGTTTTATATAGAATCCAGCCGATTTTATTAGACTGTTGTTATTATTATAAATATTATTATCCATATTTTCAAGTTTACTAATTAATTTAGGTGATAAATTAGCTATAGGAATAAAATTCTTTTTAAATAAAGCAATCGACTTTATAAATTTACTCATTTTTTGTTTCTTAAAAATAACAGGTTTTGAGAGAGCTTTATAAAGTTTTTCTATATAATCAATGTTCAAAGTGGTTCTTATATCCAAGTCTTGTGTAATTCCACGGGATGCTTTCCACCGGCCAATAAACATCAAAAGTTTATTAATAAAATCTGGACCATTTTCAAGCACCTCACCAGTTAATTCTTCTATTGTATTTGATATATCATCGAACCCAGGAAAGATATTATTGGGGTTAGTAAAAGGTGATAATACAGCCGAATATAAATAAATAGGATCTTTATTGACTAAATATTTAGCTAGAAGTGTTTTAATACTTCCATCATCGCCTAATGGACCAAACTGAGTTGCTATAATTTCTCCTTTCATAGCTTCAAAAAAAGAATTACAAAATCCTATTTTACTTTCTTTTGATAAGGCATTATATTGCGAAGCCTTTTTATTTTTAAGCCATAAATGTAATAAAAACAATCTATACACGTGTACGGGGGAAAGTGTATTATCTTCATATATAGGGTTTCCTATACGAATGGTTTGTGTTCCGTAGGTCATAGTAGGATATTCACTGATTGGACTGATGAATTTATATAATTTACTATCAAAATAAAATATTTTTATTAATAAATATAATTTGAATTCTTTCGTTTCATTTGAACCAGTTAAAATAGGCCAAAGATTTTTAGTAATAGAAACTGGTCCAAAGTAACTATCTGCTTGAGAGTAACTTTTACCTTCTTTTACAATAGTTTCAGACAAACAACACATCATTACATTAAAATATGCGACAATTTTTATCTCATCAGTGCCTAGTGTAACTCTTCCGGTGTCCCGGGTTCCTTCAGCACCTAAACCGTGAGTGTCTTTTTCAAGTGCTTCAAATGAAGCACCCAATAATGCGGCAACATTCGGTTTAATTCCATTAATAATAGCTGGATTTTTTAAATTGTTAATAACATCTGTCATTTGACTTCCTGTAGATGTAGAATTATAATCGGCTAATAAATTGAGTTCTGTTAATTTTCTTCTTATAGCAAGAAAATTATCATTTGCCCTTTGAGGAGAATTATTTGTTAGCCCTCCAGCATCTTGATTAGGAATAATAAGATTTAACCATTGTGCTTCTGTATAATCATTAACATCTTGAGGTAACCCTGAAATAAATTTATTGTGTTTGGGCCAATTACTTAGATCAATAATAGTTTTTCCGTGTACCATATTTATATATAACCCAGAATATATAATTTAAATAAAAATATGTAAATAGTAATATAATGGATAACTTTGATTTGAATATAGATAACTATGATTTGGAGGATTTGTTAAATCTATTTCATCTAAATTATGAATTTAATGAGATAGATATGAAAAAGGCAAAAAATGTAGCATTAAAGACTCATCCGGATAAATCAGGATTAAATAGAGAAGTATTTATGTTTTTTATGAAGGCATATAAAATGTTAGAATCAATATATGAATTTAAAATGAAACGTTCTAGGTGTGTAAGTAATATAAGTTATGAAAGTGAAAAGATGGAAACAAGTAAAAAGGCATTATTATTAAAAAAGTTGGATGGAATGAAGGCGGGTGATTTTAATAAATGGTTTAATAATATGTTTGAAAAGGTAAAAATAACAGATGATGATGTGGATGGGGGTTACGGAAAATGGTTTAAATCAAATGAAGATATGGATGAGGATAGAATAACAAATAAAAGAGACATGGAGGCAGCATTCAACAAGAAGAAAGCCGCATCACGAGAATTAATAATACATAAAGGTGTAAATGAATTATCGTATAATGGAGGGGGTTATGATTTAACAAGAAATAAACCGGAAGAATACAGTTCAGATATATTTAGTAAATTACAATATGATGATTTACGGAAGGTTCATACAGAAACGGTAGTTCCAGTAACACGGGAGGATTATTTAAGAAAAAAGAAATATAGTAATGTTGAAAGTTTAAAGAAAGATAGAAGGGAGCATAATCCAAGTATGTTATCATTGGAACAATCAAAACAATTATTAAATGGTAGGAAATCAAAGGAACGTGTTTCTGATACACATCGAGCATTTAAAATATTAAAACGCGAAGAAGAAGTAAATCGTGCTAATAAGGATTGGTGGAAGGAATTGCAAAGGTTAAAGAATTAAATTGTTTTGTATATATATAAATGCGACTATTCCAGAATTTTTTGATATTTATATTACTAACAGCAATAGGAATATTATATAAGCGGTATGAAGGAAAATATTTTCCTGACGAGGAGTTAGATAAATATAATTTAGTAAGAAAATATTTGCTAAATGAAAGTGAATCTATGACGGGTAAAGAAATATTATGGATTCATACAAAACATGAAATAAATAGCAGAGATTGGGCTTCATTTGGTTCAAGAAACAGTAGAAAATTAAATCAGCCCTACAAAGATTTATGTGTAGAATCAATAATAAGACAATGTGGTGATAGTTTTAACGTATGTTTAATAAATGACGATTCTATACCAAAATTGTTACCTGAATGGACAATACAGTTAAATCAATTACCAAATCCTATAAAGGAAAATGTTCGTAATTTAGGATTATGTAAATTATTAGAAGCTTATGGTGGATTAATAGTTCCAGATAGTTCTATAATGTTGCGAAACATAAAAGACTTACATAATGAAAAATTAGACAATACAGATATGTATGTAAGTGAATTGGTAAATAGAAATAGTAGTTCGGAAAAAAGTAGATTTTTTCCGAGCCGTAAATTCATGGGTTGTAAAAAAGGAAGCAAAAGTATGAAGGAATTAATAGAAAATTTAGAAATAATAATATCTGAAAATCAAAATGATTTTGTTAAATTTGACGGATTAATAGACAAGCATATTAATAAGTTATGTACGGAAGGTAAATGTAGTATAGTATGTGGTAAAGCATTGGGAGTGAAAGACAAGGAAAATAAAGTAATATTAATAGAAGATTTATTGAATGATAGTCCTCTAAATTTATGTATGTGTTCGTTAAAATGTATAATATTACCAGATGATGAAATATTAAAACGTCACAAATATAATTGGTTTGCTCGTTTAAGTCATCGTCAAGTATTAGAAGGAGATTTTGAAGTAAGTAAATTTATGGTTTTATCTCTTGGTAAATAAAGTAGTAAATATCGTATTTTGATTTATTATATTTAATGGTAGATGTAAATGGAATATGATGGTATTTACAAATCTGTCTAATGACTGTAACAAAATTTTTATAAATCATATCTCTTTCTAAATAAAAATATTTAGAAGAAAAATAATATTTCTTTAAATCTTCACAAAAAGGTTGAATGGCGTCGTCTAATTTGGCCTTTTTAAACGCGCTTTTTGAAAATACAAACTGATTTTTATTTTCTATACAATATTTTTGTAAAAAATCAAAAAATTTTTCAGTTGGAAATGAAAATTGAAATATTTGGCTCATATGTATATAATAGTTTTAAAAAAAAAATATTATATTTTTAATAATTCATTTGTAAAAATAATTAATTCGATATCATTTTCGTGTAAAGTATGAAAAACAGCTATATATTTCAAAATAAAAATAATAATTTTATATTTAACATCTTCTTGAATTATACTTGTAATTTTAATAAATGAGAAATAAGAATCTAAAATATCCATAACAGAATATCCTTTATTGTAAATAGAGTAAATTAACTTAATAGAGGTTTGGAGATCTTTATTTATATACCAAGCACGGGTGTAATTTTCAAATTCATAAAAACTAATATTGGTACAAATTTCCTTAACTTTTTTTTCATCTATGGGTATATTCAATAGTTTAAATTTTTCAAGATAATTAATTAACAATCTAACAGAGTTATTACAAATATTTAAGATAAATTTTTCAGCCTTTTCATTAATTTTCAAGTGTTCGGCAGTTTTTATATTATTTAATATAATTTTAAGATATGATTGTGATATAGGTTTAAGTTTTATAATAGTGCATCTAGATTGAATACTTTCAATGACTTTTTGAGTATTACTACAAGAAGCAAGAAAATGAACTTTATGACTATATTTATCTATACAATTTCTAAATACTTGTTGACTTTGTTCATTAATAAAATCAATATCATCTAATATGATGAATTTTTTTTTATTTGGAACAATAGATGGTGTTTGACAGAAAGTTTTAACTTCGCTTCTATAATATGAAATACCTTGTTCTTTTAGATTATTAATAAGTAATACATTTTTAGAAGGAATTTCTTTCATTTTATAATATTCTCTTATAGTTGCGTATAATATGGAAGTTTTTCCGGATCCACTATTACCGACAAGTAATATGTTTAATGAATCCATTTTATTTAATGTATCTAGTAATTCAATATATTCTTTATCTATTATAAAATCTTTGTAAAATAAGGGTTGATATTTTTTTAAAAATTGTGTATTCATAATTAAATATTTAAATACTTAACTATTTAAGTAAATATAACAACAAATGGATTATTACAAAGTGTTAGGAGTTGAATCTAATAGTAGCCCTGATGTGATAAAAAAGGCTTTTAGAAAATTATCTTTAAAACACCACCCAGATAGAGGTGGAGATGCAGAAGATTTTAAAAAAATCAATGAAGCATATAGTACTTTGGGGGATGTAGAAAAGAAAAGAATATATGATATGCAGAAAAGTAACCCATTTATGGGAGGTGGTAGAGGGGGAGATGGAGTAGATGAAATTTTTAAAATGTTTTTTGGAGGTGGTATTCCGGGAATGCCTCCAGGAATGCATGGAATGCCTGGAATGCCTGGAATGCCTCCGGGTATGCGTAATAATATTCATGTGAGTTCAGGTGGATTTGGAGGCATTCCAGGAATGCCTAATGTTCAAATTTTTAGAAATGGTAGACCGATGAATATGGCTAACCGTATGGCTAAACCACCACCAATTATAAAAAAAATTCAAATATCTTTAGAAGAAGCTTATACTGGTATAAATTATCCATTAGAAATAGATAGATGGATAATGGTGAACAATGAAAAAAGGAATGAAAAGGAAAAGATTTATGTAAATATTCACAAAGGAGTTGATAATGGAGAAATAAAAATAGTCCGTGATAAGGGACATGTTATTAACGATACTTTAAAGGGAGATTTAAAGGTATTTATTAAAATAAAAAATGAGAAAGGTGAATTAAAACGACAAGGATTGAATTTGGTATGTGAAAAATCAATAAGTTTAAAAGAAGCACTATGTGGATTTTTGTTTGAAATAAAACATTTAAATGGTAAAACATATAACATAAAACATGATAAGGGAAATATAATTCCTCCAAATTTTATAAAACAAATCAATGGATTAGGAATGGAACGGAATGATATAAAAGGTAATTTAATAATTAAATTTAATATAACATTTCCAAAAACATTAACAAATGATCAAATAGAAGAATTAGAAAAGATATTATAATTTATAAATTATCATAAATATAATAAATTATAAATTAAGCAGAAATTCTTTTAGTTGGAATATCTGCGCTGACTACGTAGAGAGAGTTTTCGGTAATAATAATATATTCACTTTCAACTTTGTAAATTTTACTTACAGGACTAGTGTATTCTTCTTCACTTTTTACAAGAAGTTTTTCTTGGTTTTCTCTGACGCCAATTAAAACTTCTTTGTCACAAGAAGCTGTCCAGTAGTCGAACATAATAGGTTTATCTTCGACTATACTAAGTTTAGCACAATGTTGTAATGTTGTTCCGCTAGGAAGTCTATAATTAGATGTGGTAGATTCTTGAGTAGTTTGAGTCTCAGACATATTTATATGTTAAAAATGCAATTATCTTTTTAAATAGTTATTTATTTAAAAAAATAATATATAACAAGATTAAATGGATGAACCAGAAAAAAACTATTTAAGTGACACAAAAAATTATAACGATACAATATTAAATGACGAAATGGATGTAGTAAGGGCTTATATTGATATATTAAATGAATATCTATTTCATGCTGGAGATAAAATAGTAGTTCAAAATCATGATTATTATATATTTGTTTTAAAACGAGGGTGTGATACTATAAAGCATATATTTAATATGGTTTTTATGTATACCAAAAATTTGAAATTAACAATACATCACTGTAAAAAGGCATTTTTGTATTATGTTGAATTTATAGGACAAATAGGAGATGATAATCATACGTTTTTACAATTAAATTCAAAGGACGCAACATTATTTGTTTATAAGAAAACAATATTTGATATTAATAACGAATATAAAAAAAAAGTAGATTTTACAATAAATGAGAGAAAAAAGTTAAAATTTATCAATGTTTCTTGTAATTTATTCAACGAATTAATTTTATATATATTAGATAATGAAAATTTAAAGGGTGATACACGATTAAGTTATATAATGTATGCTCAAAAGATGATATGTAAAATATTTAATAAGTTTATTAATCTCCCTTGTAATATTTTAGAAAAGTTAAGTATTTGCGATTGTTTTATTTACTATAAAGGATTATTATTAACGCGAGGTGATATTAATGAATGTAAGTTTTTAAATTTATGTAATTTATATTTTAAAAAAATTCAAAATAAAAAAGCGATAGATAAGGTAAAAGTAAAAAAGAAATTATTTGATAAAAAATGTAAAGAAAAATTAAATACTTTTACAGCATTAAAATTTACAAATTGGCTATTTAATTAGTAAATAAAATAGCCTTTTTCCTTATTTTTTTATTGGATTTTTTTTTTGTATCATTGTTAATTCTAATGAATATTTTGTTATACTCAGCAAATATAATTTTTTTTAGGAAATTATAAATAATATGAAGAATATCTTCCTCACAATTACCTACTATCAATACACTTCCAGTACGGAATACCATAAATGATATCTGTGACCATTTCCTATTGGGACCGATGATTTTTTTTAATAATTTATCATCGTGAACACCATTATGATTTGTCGAATCTTGATTGTAGAAGAATTTACATTGTATTCCAGGATAAGAACACGGGTCATAAGCAGATTGTATTTTATAGTCATATTTTAAACATTTATGTAGAGCATCTCTATTAATGTAGAATCCACAGGAAAAGTTTGAATTAATTAAAACGGTTTCTATTTTATCCTTTTTATACATTAAATCTTGTTTGGTAAATGGTTTTAATATATCTACTACTTTATTTAATGTAATTTCTAACAAATCATCATATTGTATTCCAGGTATTTCTAATTTTCCAGTATTAAAGATTTTAACGTGAACTTCCTTGAATGTGCCTTTATATTTAATTCTCAATATAAGAGCAAAACAATTATAGAAAGCGCCTTTTTTCTTTTTTTTGAAACTAAGTAAGTCCTTTTTACATAAACCCATATCTACTTTTCTAACATCCTTAAATTTTTTTATACCCGCTTTAACAGAATTTATTTGTGAAATAATGTTTACTAACATATTAGGTTCTTTATATGTTTTCAAGTTTTTATCTAATATTTTTGATTCTTCTTCAGTAGTACAATTAACTTTCATGCTTTTTTTTATTATACCTTCAATTGGTTCATGATACTTAATAACAGATAATTCCCAAAATATTTTATATAAATCGATGTGTGAATTTAATTCACACGTTCTGGTTTTTGTTGAAATATAAATATCACTACATTTAGGCATATCTGGTTTAGGAATAATTTTTTCTTTTTTAATATTATCTAATTTTTGAATTTCATTAATTGTAGAAGTACTAAAAGATAGCCATTCTTCATCTAGATTATTCATTATATATATATAATTTCTTTAAGTTGGTTTTAAATCAATTTTATTTTCTATATTTGTATATAAATGGAAAGTTCAAAAACTTTCATTCAAAAGAGAAGTGCAAATATTCCCATTACTAAGAAAAAAATTTTAGAATGTATTCAAGAAGAATACGATCTGAAACGAAATCAATTTGACCCATTTAAAAAGTCACCTAATCTTTTTAATACTAAATTACAACATAGAATGAAAGTATATTATCATTCATTATATAATTTATCCAGCTCTCCTACCAAATAATTTAATAAGTATACGTCATTAACTTTTTCACTATGAATTATAATTTGTATTGAATTTATAAATTCCTTATTTAATAAATCAACTTTGTAATTTATTATATATAATAATAACTCATTTATAAAATCCTTTATCTCAATATTATTTTTAATACATATATCGTGTATTTCTTTGCTATTTTTATTTTTTTTTATATTTTTTAATATTTTTTCTAGAAAATTTTTTGTTAAAATATCAGTATTAAAGTGGAAATTTGTGTGATTTGATTGAATATAATTAATCATGCTTCGTATATCCGATTTAAACTTTTTTTGTATAATATTAATTTGCTTTGAAGATATATTTAACCCTTCTTTTTCAATAATTATTTTAAGGAAATTAAATGTATCTTTCTTAGGAAGCTGACAAAAACGCAATCTTATAAACTCGTTTTGGAGAGCACTATCAATCTTACTAATGTAATTACATATTAATACAAATCGTATATTTTTATTATATTGTTGTATTAAATATCGTAATGCTTGTTGGGCATTTTTAGTCATATAATCTACCTCATCTAGTATTACAAATTTTAGACCTTTCCCAAATAATGTTTTCGTATTTACAAACTGATTAATTTGATTACGAATCACATCAATACCTCTATCATCACTCGCATTTAGATGTATTTTTAATCCCTTATTTTTTTGATTGTATTTTTCTTGGTATTTGTTAATTAAGTTTATAATTGTTGTTGTTTTACCTGTTCCTGGAGGTCCATAAAATAATAAATTAGGAAATTTGTTTTGCGTTACAATATTCTTTAGTAGTTTTCTATTTAATGGATCTAAAACTATATCATCAAAATTTGTTGGTCTATATTTTTCTACCCAAGGTCTATTATCTGTCATATAAGTAAAATAGGTATATATATTTTTAATCTATTTATAATTTATATTATAAATGGATTCTTTGAATAACGCATTTAATGATATGAGTATGCAATCTCCTTCGCATGTTACTACTTCAAGTGGTTCTAAAACAAAAGAAAGTAAAGGTAAAAATAAAACCAGGTCCGGACGAAGTAGTAGCACAGCAAAAGCAAAAAAAATTATACTTACAGTAGGAAGATGGCAACCGCCGCATAACGGACATGGTTTATTAATACGAGAAGTTATTAGTAAATCCAGAGAAGATCCAGAATATATAGGATTAATATATATTCCCCCTAATAATGTGGAAATTATAGGTACTACTAATAAAAGTGCTAGAGGTATACCTAAATTTATGGAGATAATGAAATCTCAAGCGGAAAAATATAGGCCAGAGACTTTTGCCTCCAAAGAGTCACAAGCTATTGATGAAGAAACGAATCTAGAATTAGAAAGCAATCCTTTACCTAGTATTAAAAGATGGTATTATTTAAATTTAATGCATGGTGATGTAATGATGGTGCGTTCGAGCTCTAAACCTAGTGTTTTATCTAAATTTCTAGTAGGTGAAGCGGTAGATAAAGGAGCGTGTTCTCAATATTTATGTGGTGGTTTATTAACCAACAAATTAAAATGGGTAAAAGGCGACCATTTAAACAGGATGACTGCTAGTAAAAGATGTGTTATTGTAAGAAGAGCTAAGGTGTTACAGGGAAAATATCCATCCTTTATGGCTAGAACTGAAACAGTTAAAAACACGCGTGGTCAGACATCTAATTTACCTTCTTTTAAATGTATTGAATATCTTAAGAGCAGAGGCGCTAATGATATAGAAATTTTAGTTGGAAGTGATAGAGTTGAAATTTTTACAAAGCATAATCCTTCATTCGCAAAAAAGATGGACATCTCGTGCTCTGTAACACAGGCTGGAAAGAATAGAGGACCTAGAGGAAATGATAGTTGTAGAACAGTAAAAGAACCAGTTGCTATCACTTTTACTCCAAATAAAAAGAAACGGGGAGAAGAATATAAAAAGCTAGCAGATGTAGAATATGAAGAGCTAGCAGATGTAATTGATACTTGTTCTACTTCTAATAATTCATGTTCTACACTAGTTGACGGACAGTTTTCTGGAACTAGAATAAGAAATTGTGCTCGTAATGGAACAGATCTGGATTATTTTGTAGAAGGTGTAAAGGTTCCTTCCTCTGCGATGACTAATTTAGATTGTTATAGTTTATTTTATGATCTAAGAGAGGCTATGGGATTAGAAGAAATTGATATAAATACTTACAACAGTGGTATTTCAGAACCATATCAAGTAACCCAAAAAGAGTTGCACGACAATTTTTATTTCACTCTCTCAGATGAAACAATAGAAACAATAAAGCGACAATTATTTTTAGACAAAGGACAAGGATTAAAACTTACTCCTTCTGGAAGAAGAAGACTAAGAAATTTAGAGGATATAGAAAGAAAGGGCAAACAACTTAATGCTGAAGATTCAAGATTTTTAAGAGACGCTCAGAAGTATCAAAGAGAAAGTAAAAAAAATAAGGGAGGAAGAAGAAAGAAAACAAGAAAAAAGAAACGTAAGAGAGTCCCAATTAAATATGTTCCAAAACGTCTTACAAAAAAAGATAAAAAGAAAGCACGTAATGAATTAAAGAAATCACGAAAGGAATATAAGAAAGGAAAGTATTATACACGAAAGAAAGTAAAAAGCTTTAAAAGTAAAAAGTCAAGTCATATTATTAATGCTATGAAAATATATAAAGTAAAGAGTGTAAGTGCTTCGGCAAAATTAGCCAAAAAATCAGGTTGTTCTGTAACTGGTTTAAAAAAATTAGTTAGTAAGGGAGCAGGTGCTTATTATAGTTCTGGTTCGAGGCCAAATCAAACAGCTACATCGTGGGGAAGAGCACGAATGGCCTCGTCTATAACCGGCGGCAAGGCAGCAGCAGTAGATTACAAAATATTAGAAAAATATTGTAATCCTAATTCAAAAGCCTTAAAATTAGCCAAAAAGGCAAAGAGAAAACACGGATATGGTACACGAAAAGTTAGAAAAGTTAAATTATAAATAAATATTTATTAAATGGTAAATATTTATACACAGCTATTATCTTGGTAAAAGCTATTATTATAACAATTTCTACACAACGCACAATAAGATTCAGTGCCTCCTACAACTGTTTGTTCTTTATCATTTGTTAATCTAAAAGTGAAAATTGCTTCACTTTTTTTACATTGAATACATAATGCTTTTAATTTTATAATATCGTCACAAATAGGAATAATATTTAATAATGTTCCAAATCTTTCTCTTTTAAAATCACCATCTAATCCACAAACATAAACCTTTTTCTTTTTTCTATTAACTAGATAATTAATATAAAATTCAAGATCTGGGAAAAATTGCCCTTCATTTACAAAGAATACATCATATGGTGAAATGCGATTATCTTCATCTAACATTAAATAATCTAATTTTGAACAACTAAATGTATTTTTTACAATAGATTTATTATGAGTGCTAGTTGTTGTAATTCCAGATCCATATCTATCATCAACCGAATGATTTATAAAACAACATTTAAAACCACCCGCAAGGTGTCTATTATATTCTTTTATAAGTTCTGTTGTTTTTCCTGAGGTCATTGGACCTAGGATAATTTTTAGATATCCAGCCGGATTGTTAAATGTTGCCATATTTGTATAATAGGGATTTGTTTATTTAAGTAATTATTCAATTTTATGAGAAAATATAAATTATCACTTAACATTTAAAAAAAGTATTTAAAAAATCAAGGCGTTTATAGATATATATTAATGCCCAGAAAGGCTAAACCGAAAACCGAGAAACCCCCTCCAAAAAAACGTGGTAGAAAACCTAAGAAAAAAACGGATAATCCTGTCCTATCAGTTCCAAAGAAAAGAGGGCGTAAACCAAAAGGAGGAAAAATATTAAAAAAAAATGAAAAAATAAAACCTACACAAACAGAAACAAAGCCAAACATTATTTTACATCTAAAATGTAAAACAGAGTCTTTACAAGATTTATCTAATTTTAATAATACATTATACGATTCGGCAACAACAAATCCAACAAATTCATTTAATGTTTTTAATAATACAAAATTAACTACTTTAAATTATAAATTGTTGAATAATGAAGTAGATAAACCACAAATTAAAAATAAAAGTAATAATGTAAGTAAAAATGTAGAAATCCCAAAGGAAAATATCGATATGAAGAATATTTGGAATAAGTTGAATACATTAACACATAACTTAAGGACAAATAATGTATCTGATAAAAATTCTTCTTGTTTTTGGTGCACATATGAATTTGATAATCCGGCTATTTATATACCAAAACAGTATAATAATGGTATGTTAGAAGTATATGGATGCTTTTGTAGCCCTGAATGCGCTTGTGCTTATCTTAAAAATGAAGATATAGATAATTCTATAAAGTGGGAAAGATATGCTTTACTCAATAATACTTATTGTAAAATATTTGATTATATTAAGAATATTAAACCGGCACCAAATCCACATTATACATTAGACAAATTTTATGGAAATTTAAATATACAAGAATGGAGGAAATTATTGAAAAATGAAAGAATTCTTATGGTTGTAGAAAAACCCATGACAAAGGTTTTACCAGAGTTATATGAAGAAAATAATGAAATACCAAATATTTTTCAAGATATTCTACATACAACAAATAAACCAAAATCTAATTCATTTAGATTACAAAGAAGTCAAGAGAAAAAAACCAAGACAAATGCGTTGGTTAATAATTTTAATTTGTAATAAGTTTAATTTTGACTTATTATAAATTACCGCATTTTACTATATGTTTTATCTTCCCTTAACTCTCCAGGACACAAAGGGTTTGGACAACTTGTTTGACAACTTAAATCGTTTGGTGGATTATACTTACAACTCGGGTATTTTGACTTTTCCTCTAAAAATTTATTATAGACCCCTTTAAGGTAATTTTGTTTAGCTTCTTCTTGAGCTTTTCGTTGTTTAAATTGACTAGCTGCTGTATCCATAAAATTTCTAATTTCATACATCATTTTTTCATTTACACTTTTTTTTTTTTACTCTTTTCTTTTTTTTTTTAAAATTGGGATTTAAATACTCTTTTATTACATTTATGTAATTTCCATTCCATTCTTCTAATTTATTTTTTGCTTCTTCTTCTGTATAGTTTGTTTGAGATATTATAAGTGATATTGCTCCTGTATATCGTTTTTGGATATTCATATAATATAATTAAAATAATATAAAAAATTAGTTTAAACGGAAATTAATCATTATTAATATAATGTCAAATATAAGTTCAGAATCAAATGAAATAGATATAACACCAATGTTAATGGATATTAATAAAGTATTAAAAGGTCACCTTACAACTATTCTTGGTCCTATGATAAATGAAAAAAATGCTATACGAAATATATTACTAAATATGCCTTATGTCCAGAAACTTAAAAGTGAAAATAGTGTATTACAAAAAAATATAATTCAACTTAAAACAGAATTGAATGTTTTAAAACAATATTATGATAAACAATTGGAAAATGCTTCCAAAAAAAATGTAAAATTAGAGGTAAGAGACGCAAAATCAGGAACACCAAAAACTCCATCTAAAATTGTGGAATTAAAACAAGAAATGTGGAGGACAAATACAAAGCTAGACTCAAATGAAAACTCTCTAAGTGGATATGATGGATTATATGATGAAGATGAAGATGACGAAGATGAAGATGATATGTCTGAATATGAAGAATGTAATAGATGTGAAAAAATGAATAATATTGATCTTTTAAATAATGGTTCTTGTTTAAAGTGTTTAAGTGATGAGAAAACTGAAACAAAAAATATAACTTTAAAAAAATTAAATAATATAACAAAAATAGATGAAAATGGAATGTCCGCCTCTTTTTGCGAAACAATATTAAATTCACAAAAAGCAGGAGAACAAGCTACAATTGATACTGATGAAGACGAATGTGTTTCTGCTGATACTGAAAGAGACCTTGTGGAATTAACTAAAGATAAAGTGAAAGCAGAACAAGAGGAAGATAAAGAAGAGGAGGATAAAGAAGAGGAACATGATGATGAGGAAGATGATGATGAGGAAGATGATGAAGGGGAAGATGATGAAGAGGAAGAAGAGGAAGAGGAAGATGTAGAAGAGGAAGAGGAAGATGTAGAAGAGGAAGATGTAGAAGAGGAAGAGGAAGAGGAAGAGGAAGATGTAGAAGAGGAAGAGGAAGATGTAGAAGAGGAAGAGGAAGAGGAAGAGGAAGAGGAAGAGGAAAATGATGATGATGAAGATGATGAAGAGGAGGAAGAGGAAGAGGAAGATGATGAAGATGAGGAAGAGGAAGATGATGAAGATGAGGAAGAGGAAGAGGAAGATGATGAAGATATGGAGGTAGAAGATGTGGAGATTGATGGTGTCCAATATTTAACAACAAGTCCAGTAGATGGTAAGATATATCAATGTGACGATGAAGGTGAAATGAAAGAAGATGAAAATGGTGATTTTATTGTTTGTGGAATTTTTAAAAATGGTATAGCAAATTTTATATAATTATAATATAAGTAAAATGGTTTTTAATCAGTTATGTCCACCAGCTCTGATATATTTAATATTTTCAACTACTCAGGTAATTATAGATTCCGTAAAGGGATTATATAATACCGCTTTAATGAAGATTTGGGTCGCTATACTTTTTACAATTTTATTAAATTACTTATGTTCTCTTGGTTTAGGAACAATATCTTGGTTAATTGTATTTATTCCATTCATATTAATGACTTTGGTTGTAGCAATTTTATTATTAATGTTTGGTCTTGATCCATCAACCGGTAAATTAAAAATAGAAAGTAATGATAAAAAAAAGAAACATAGAAAACATAAAAAACGACGTGGTAGAGGAGATTACAATGATAATGATTCAGGAGATTTAATAGATAACATAGAAGATGATATATATAACTCTGGAAATAATAATATGGACGAATCTACTTTAGGTTACAATAAATCAAGTGATGTAGGAATAGGGAAAGGTTTGTCTAAGACGGAGGATGCTAAGCCAGAAACAAAACAAGAAAAAACGGATAGGTTATTAACACGTTCTATATTATTTTATAGTGAAGAATTACCAAATGAAAAAGATGGTATGTTAGGTAAAAAAAAAGGAGATGATGATTTAAAAGGTGCTACAAATGTTGAAAAAGATAACAGTAGTTTTGATACAAATAACGTAAAATTATATATAGAAGACCAGACAACGTTAATATATGGTATGGGTGAACATGAGATAGCATCATGGTATAAAACAACAGCTTTAGAATGTGTTAATAATTTAGAAGGTTCTACAAAAGAAAAACAAGATACAGTAAATAATTGTTTGAAGAAAATAAGCGATGAAGTAATTTCGAAATTTCCGTCAGTAGAAAAGAAAAATTTATTAGAAAATAATTTGTTACATAGATATTGTCCGGGAAACACATGGGGGTCGTCTGATTGTTCTAATTCTATAAAGACAAATTGGTTAAAATTTGAATAAATAAAAGAATATAAAAATTATATATTATTATTTACCATAATATATAATGATAGACACAATTTATTATTTAGCAGGTGTTAGTGTATTAGGAAGTATTGGACTAGGACTATTATATTTGTATGATGACAGGGTGGCTACTAGTATAATTGAAGATTTTTCTTGGAGCGCTGTAAGAGCATATCATCGTGTAAATATGGAAACAAATAATTTACGTAGATATTTAGAAAATGAATTTATTGAAGAAAAAAATTCAGATAAAGAAGAAAGTGATGAAGAATATGAATCGGAAAATGTTATAAAATTTTTAGGTTATAATAAAGATGGAAGTATTTATACAAGTATTCAGTTAAAAAATAATAACTATATTGAAGATGAGCATTTTGATATGATGTTTCTAGTAAATGATAGTGAAGGGGTATATAAACGCATTAATGAAAAGGTAGAAATAACAAATGAATGTATATTCGAACAAGTAAAAAAACCATTTTTATCGGTTGAAATAGAGCAGAATGGAGAAAGAATATCTATTCATGATAAATTAAAACAATTTTATATAAACGGTAATGTTTTATTGGATAGAATATTTTTACAATGGTATCTTGAGACATTTCATGGTATGAATTTAGAAGAAGGTTATAAAATACATATTATTGATAGTAATATTGAAATGAAACAACTTCAATATGATCAATCTGTGACTATTCAATCTAATGATCAACTTTATTTAGTAACTCAAGTATAATATATTTTAATAAATAGATTTAAACAAAATTGATTAAAATATATCATAATGGAATCCTCTCATCAAATAGACATGGAAACCGCGTCTCAAACATCTATTGAGGTTACTACACCACTTTTTGATAAATGGGTTCTTTGGGCTCATTTACCACATGATACAGATTGGTCTTTAAAAAGTTACAAACATCTTATGTTAGTAACTAATATGGAAGAAGTGATAGCATTGTATAATTCAATCCCTCCGGCTATGGTTAAGAATTGTATGTTGTTCCTTATGAGACAAAATATTAAACCCATGTGGGAGGATCCAAATAATAAAGGGGGTGGTTGCTTTTCATTTAAAGTGGCGAATAAATGTGTCCCAGAAGTATGGAAAAATATAAGTTATTTACTTACTGGTGAAAGTTTATCAACAGATAAAGAATTTCAAAAAAATATTACAGGTATAACAATAAGTCCAAAAAAATCATTTTGTATTTTAAAAATATGGATGAAAGATTTGGAATTTCAAAATCCCAGAGTTATTACTGAAATAAAAGGATTACAAATAACAGGATGTTTATTTAAGAAACATAAATCAAATTATTAATTAAAAAATCTATAAATAATATATAATTATGCTATTTATAGAAGCTATGAATATTGCGAAAGTATCACCATTATTAATGACTACAACAGCTATTTTAGGTTACTTTTTAACTTACAAAAAAACTTTTTTGTTGTTATTAATAGGTTTTATAGGAAATACTGCTATTAACCATACACTAAAACATTATATTATGAAGCCTCTAATGGGTGATAAAAAATATCCCGTTATTGGAACAGGTTCAAGGCCAAAGGGGGCTAAAAATTGTGGATTATTTGACAAATCATCAATCACTGACGTAAAATCTTATGGAATGCCTTCGGGTCATTCACAAATGGCTGGATTTTTTACTGCTTATAGTATGTCGAAATTAGCAGAAGATCAAGTAAGTAAATCTTTTTATATTATTGTTGCGAGTATTTTAGGTAGCTGTTTAATATTTATAATGTATAGTAGAATATATTCAAAGTGCCATACACTTCAACAAACATTGACTGGTGGTTTATTGGGATTGATATTAGGTAATTTATTTTTTAATAATAGATTTTTAATTGAGAAATATATTCCAAAAGTTTTAATACCAAATAATTAGTACCAATATTCCAATGATATATTTTTATTATGTATAAATTCACTTGGTATTAGCTTGTGAATATATTTTTCAAAATACTTTTTACTAACTGTTAATATTTTATTATTATTATTAGAATATTTACAATACAAAACATATGTATCGTATAGCGAAATATAATACTCGCCTTTCATCGTTTTTTTTAGGTGTGGTTGATTAAATTTATTTTCAAATGCTTCTAATATTTCTTGCTGTTTATTCCATAATTTACACGATATATTTTGAATTACTTTTCCATCCTCACTAGTATAACTAGTATAATGTTGTATTAATTCAATTAATAATTGTTCTGTTATATTAATATTATTTTTAGTTAGCATAATTTTGTATATTTCACTTATTTCAAGTTCATCATCGTCGTCATATGTAATATTTTTGTTAAAAAAATTCTTGAATATTACTATATTGGAAAGTAATTTACTATTAATATTCATATAATGTGCCGAATTATATTCTAATTTATCTCTCAATATATTTTCAAGTTCTACTTTATATATAATATTTTCTATATTCTTCTCTTTCAAAAATAAAGACCATAAAAATTGCATATCAGTAGAATGAACTTTGCTATTTGGTTCTGTAAATATAAATTTACTTAAAAATGTGTCTACAATTTGATTTTTATCATTATTTTTTAAATAAAATATTTCATTTTTGAAGCTTGTTTGTCTTTGAGAAGCATAATTTTCGGAGTTTATATAGCGCGTAGAATAATGACAACATAAAACAATAAAATTCAAAAAGTTTTCTTTTATAAACGAGAACCAAACCGATTTATTTTTAATATTATTTTTAAAATAAATTAATCTACTTGTGTTGTAATCTTGACCACGATATTTGAATTTGAAGTTTTTCATAATATTTATTTTTTTCTCAAAATAATATCCAGATAAATTTTCAACAATTTCGAAAAACTCTTTACTTTTCTCTTGAACAAAATAATTATTTTGATTTGATTTATTTAATATATTATCTCCTATAATAGAAAAAAAATATTTGACCTTTTCTTTATTTGAAAATAAAATAGGAGTAAAAAAATTTATCATATTTTGTATAGTAAGTGATTCAGGAATAGATTCTAATAAATTTTTTTTCTTAATATACTCTATTATGTTTGTTTTAATTTTTTGCTTACATTCAAGTAATGTCTTTTTTTCTGTTATATCATTTAAAATTTTAAACCATAAGTTATCTTCAGGAATAATTTTATAATCTATTCCATTATATTCAATAAATGTATCTGTGCTTTTTATATAAAAATATTGATAATCTTCATTGGAGAGAAAATTGTTGATATATCGTCTTCCTTCCTTTTCTAAAAATAAAAGCCTCTTTTCTTGTGCATTATATTTATCCAATAGAGCAGGAAGTTGTTTTTCTATATAATATGATAACTTCTCTAAAGTTTTTGGTGATCCTTTGTGTTTTTCATACAATTGTGTAATTTTAACAATTAAATTTTCCATTTAATAATTAAATAAGCGAATGTTTTTAAGTATTTTATTAATCTTCTTGATTAGTATACAATAATTTATGTTTTTTTAATCCATGAACTGATATCCTATAAATATGAAGTTTATGTAACATTAATTTTAATAGTTTATAAATTTCTTTATCATAACAATCATTAATAATTAATTTATTTTTTATATAATTTTCATTATAATTATCGAAAAATTTTATACAAAATACTTTATTTTTAAATCCAATATTTTGTATAAAATTATCGTGAGTATATAACATATACAAAATAACACCCAATGACCATATATCTGTATTATAATAATACGTATTTTGTATTAATATTTCAGGACTGGTATATCCCATTGTTCCACAATGCGTTATTTCTTTTTTCTTTTTATTAATTTTTTTACAAGTTTCTAAATCAATTAATTTTATATTTATTGGATTTTTATTTGTTAAAATTATGTTTTCTAATTTTAAATCTAAATGAACCAAATTATTATTAAAAAGTTCAAATAATGCGTTTGTTATTTGTTTTATTACTGTAAATGCCTGTTTTTTGTTTTTTTTTTGTAAGAATCCATTATCTAAAACTTGGTATAAATCTTTTCCTTCAATAAAATTATAAAGAATAAAATTATATTTTGGACTTTTAAAAGAATTAAAATATTCAGGTAGATTAGTTGTGGTTCTAAGATTTTTTAATATATTCGCTTCTCGATTAAATTGTATGGTTTTTGAAAATTTTATTCTTTTACAAGTATATTCTTTATTGTTCATTATTAATTTATAACAAGTTCCGTAATGACCTTCCCCCAACATTGTATGTTCATAATCATTAATATTAAATTCTAAATATT